CCGGTTATAACGGTGCCTTGAAAGGCATTAACTATTACCTTGGTTATAGCTATAACCGTTACACCTGGAGTTCTAAAAACTCTGATCGTGAGGCCCAGGATGATCAGCGCGTATCGCTGACGGTTACAGTACCATTGAGCAATTGGTTGCCTAATACCTATGCCAGTTACCAGGTGAGTGAAAGCAGTCCGGGTTCTACAGACCAGTATGTCACTCTTGGCGGTGTCGCTCTTGAAGACGACAACCTCGACTGGAGTGTTCAGCAGGGCTATAGCAACCGCGAGTTTTACAGCGGGGACGTTCGTGCAACATATAAAGGCTCTCGCAGCACGCTCAACGCTGGCTATGGTTATGATAACCAGAGCAGCCGACTTGATTATGGCGCAAGCGGTAGTATTGTTGCCCACTCAGATGGGATCACCCTTGGTCAGGAGATCAACGACGCATCAGTGTTGATTAAAGCGCCTGGTTTGAGTGATGTAAAACTGGGTAACGATTCCACTATCGCGACGGATTATCGCGGCTATGCCATCGTGCCTTACGTAACGCCATATCGCCGTACCGATATCACTCTGGACAGCTCTTCTCTGGGTGATGATATGGAACTGGCGCAAACGAACCAGCAGGTCGTACCGACTCGTGGAGCTATTGTACGGGCAAATTATGCCGGTAATCTGGGACAGCGTGCGTTTATTCATCTTAAGACGGCAGCGGGTCAGGATGTTCCCTTTGGCGCAATGGTTGTACTGGCTAACGACCCTAAAGCTAAGCCAGGTATCGTCAGTGATGGTGGTTTAGTTTACATGTCTGGTTTACAGCAAACGGGCGTACTGAATGTCCAATGGGGTCAAGGTCCTGCGCAGCAGTGCCAGGCAAGCTTCAACTTGACGGCAACGGAAAGCAAAATCGCACGAGTAGGCCAGTCTGAAGCGATTTGTCGCTAGTTCACAAAAGGATTTGTGTAATGAAAAAAATTCTTATTTGTATTATTGGGCTGTTGGTTAGTGCGGAAGTTGCCGCTAAGTGTACTTATTTAGGAGACATAAGAAGGCAGACTCTAACAATAAACCATGAGTTATCAATTCAAGTAGCAGTGGCTCACAATCGATCATGTCAGCCGGAAAGATTTGCATCTTGAGACGTTTAGGAGACCGCTCAAGGCACCCCATATCATTTGCGAAGTTAAATAACCCGATAAACAATAAGCGCGCTGGAATTGAACATTCCACCACCTTCTCATCTGTCCAGAATTCAGGTTTAACTGTTCTGATGCGGGCCATCAAAAACCTCTTTTTAACCAGCATCGCTGGTGGTCATTGTTCAAAACTCGATTACAAAAACTGTGGCGCTACGGCGCTAAGGCTCGCCAGTAGTGGTCCCGCCACGTCGGTAGGTAACATGTTGAATAAAGCGATTGCCGCTTCACGAATTTCTTTTTCAAGCTTTTGAAGGGGGGCGCCCAGTAACTTAGCCTGATGCGCCTCACTGCATTCTTTGATTGCACTCGCCACTAGCTCGGCTTCCGTTCTGGCGTTACTAAGCCCATGCTTTCTGGCTATCCCAATGGGCATAGCTGCGACGATTGCCCCCGACAGTTGCATGACGTAGGCGGTGTATTTCTCCGAGCCACCTTCATTTTTCAGATAGCGGAATAAATTCTGCTTGTTGACCGCAATACCGCGACCTCCTTCTTTCACCCATTGCTCAGCCACCAACTGCGCGATCTTTTCCTGCGCCTGTCCGGGTAAAATAGATTCCCATTCCCTTACTGCTGCCTGAACTGAACGATGCTTGAAGCTGTCTCGTCGATGCGCCATAAACTGATTCTGTGTTTTCAATGGCGCCGTTTGATGCTGGCTATGATGTAGATATGAGAGTGATTGCATGATTAGGCCTCCTTCTGAGGTAAACCATCTGTTGGATTTGGATACAGATCCGGGCGTAATTCGTGCGGAGTCACTTTGAACTCCAAAACTTCACTCACTTTGAGAACCAGTTCTCCAGGGATTTTATTTTTAAACCAACCGTTGACTGTCTGGGCACGTCTCTTCATACGACGTCCGAGTTCAGCTTGGCTGCAGACGCATAAGAGCTTTTTTTGAACTGAAATTTTCATTGATTCATCTGGCGGTGCTCTGCACTCACGCCCGTCGCAATTTGGCGCTGCTGGAGGCTTTGGGCAAGAAAGGCTGTAAAACCTGCATCATTCTCTCTTCGCCCCCTGA